CATCTTGTCTTACATCAGAAGGTATTGGTGCATCTTGTAAAGCCTTCATCTCATCTATAGTCTGTGTATTTCTTTTGGATTCATTTTCAACAAAAGTAATCCTTGTAGTTAATTGACCATATCCCCATACCATAGCTGTAATAAAGCCTACAATTTGTATAATCATAGGCAGACTAATATTTAAACTTGTTTTATCACTTATTCTATTATTCATCTTCTTCTTTTATATTCCAAAAATGCTGACTCCTGCCATCTGTGCTATCTATACAATTGCAACACATAAAATCTTCTTCATCTATTTCAATATTACATTCATAGCATTTTTTCATTTTTTTGGTTTATCCTTACCCCATACTACATCATCGTCAGAAACGTGAATATTAGTAGAGCCTTCAGTTAAACTTACTTCTTTATCGCCAAGTCTAATAGATTGTGATTTTGACTTTTCTTTTATAACTAATTCAATTAAAGCAGCATTTTGGTCAGAATAGCCTTTAATAATAGATACAATCGGATCTTCCTTGTCCTTGTGTCCTGTCATTGTATTTAAAATTGATATTAAAGCCATTGATGTAGATGATGTAGCTGCAGATATAATTGCGATTGCAGACATATCTTCAATATATACAATAGAGCCAACTAAACCAGCGAATAATAAAATAATAGTAGGTAGAGCCCATTTAGCAATATTAACAGCAGCTTTATCTCGCATTATGCGAATATCCCTTGCTCTTTGCTGTTTTATTTTATCTATATCCTGGCTCATTTATCTTTTTTCCTTAAACCATTGCCTGATAGCTTAACCAAAACATCAACAATGGAATCCATTCTTTCGAAAAGTTGCTTATTGAGTGCAATATTTTCTTTATGTAATTCCCTATTTTGCTCACGTTCTTTTTTAGAATTGTCAATAAGTGCAATAACAATCTTTTCAATTCTTTCAGCATTCTGTTGTATCTGCCTTAATAGGTCTGCACTTAACCATTTGAATAGCTGTATTCCACCATAAGACATTCCTAATAGCATTACAACAGGTAAGCCAAATCTTTCTGCAATACCTATAAAATCTTCCATTAATCATGTTCTGCTACAATAGATGCTAATTTCTCACATCTATTTTTAGTTTGTCTATACCATAGACTATCTTTCATTTCATTGGATGCAGTTTTCCAATCTTTATTTTTCATAGCTGCAATCATTTTTTTAAATTTTAACATACCTGCTGTTCCTAATTGAAATGTCATTTCTATAATTACACCTTGAACTTTAGGAGGTAAATCTGCATACCAATCTAGCCTATCTAATAATTTTAAATGTTTTTTTGGGATTCTTTTAGAAAGAATATAGAAGGATTCTTCTTCTGTAATGTAGGTAAATCCATGTCCAAAAGTATCTACACCTTCGGAGCATTTATAAACTTTACCATTATTACCAAATCCTTCATGCTCTGCAATTCTTTCTATTAATAATTTAAAATTAATCATATAATGGATCTCTTATTTTTGTATTTAATAGCGATAAGCTATGTGACTTAAATATATTTGTTTTAGGATACTTTTCTTTGCAATAACTTAATGCTAAATTTAACCTTTTCATATAATTCTCTGATACCTTCCAATCACTCCACTCTGCTACATTATTTGGCTTTGGATTTTTAAATACTCCAACTTTTTTGTGTTTTCCACTTCTAACATATTTTTTTAAAGCTTTTATATGTTTTTTCTTATTACAATATCCACCTTCGTAACCTATTACAGTTCCATCTATACCACTTGTGTATACTTTTTTATATTTTAACATACAAGCTAATAACATTGCTAGTAATCCAGAATACATCATAATAAATTGATTTTTATATTGAAAAATTTTAGGTATATCTATATAATAATATTCATTTGGATCAATACCTATAGTTTTCATACCTTGCAATGCCTTATTATCTTCTTTATTATATGCAGGAACATTAGAAATTTTTATACCTTTACTTGCATGAAATCTAGGTGATGGCTCTGCTGCAACCACAAACAATGAATTATAATTTTGATAATGACAAGTTATAATATCTCCCTTAAAGTCTTGCCAATTATCATACATTAAAGAAGTCGGTGCAGGTGGATGGAATCCTCTTTTGGTATCATAATTAAATGGATATTTTAATACACTCTTATAATCTAAAGGATTGTGTCCAAGAACTAAAACCTTATTGCTTCTTTTTTTTCTTTGTAGTTTTTGTAAGTTCTTTTCCATTTTCATCACACCTAACACATCCATCTTTAAGGTAAGTATCAATAGTTGCTTTAGGTGTTTCATCTAATTTGCCAAAAACTGTTCCATCTGGTCTTTTAAAATATTGCATTAATATCTCCTTATATCCTGGGGGAGAGTAAAACCCTCCCCCATTCACTTTATTTAACTATTATGGATTAGTTATTTGAACCAACTGTTTTGGTACTGCTACTAAACCACCATAATATGCATGAGCAGCCACTTTAGTTCCTAAGAAATCAACAGAAAACTGTGATGCGAAGGAAGGTTTTTTAGAGTAGGCTAAAAATACATTACTTGGTTTATAAATACAGCCAATAACATGATTTGCAGTTCCGTCAGATGCAGCAACACTTGATGTCGCATAGACAGGCATACCTAAAAGCGAACCTCTTAAACCATTTTTCCAAATATACTGATCTTTTACATAGTCTGCATTAACAAACTGATCCAAAGCTAACAAGTCACTCATTACCTCTGCACCAACAACCATTACATAGCCATCAGCAGGATCTATATTAGCACCAATTAAGGTTTTTACTAATAAACCTAACTCTGTTGCTGTGATCGCATTATCTGCTGCAATAGAATGCTCTGTATGATCAGAACTGTATGTTGTCATTAACGAACCAACATAATCTTCTATTTTTTTACCTAGTGCATATCCCATAGCTTCTGTGTGTAAAGCTAACATATCAGGATTTGCCTGTATTTTAACAATATCAGGGTATATTCTTGCATAGTAAGACATTTGATTTACTGTTAATGTTCCTGTAGCATCATCTGGTGCTGAATAATTTATAGCACTAGTTGCTGCTGTGAATGAAGAAATAGTTGTTGTAGTTGCAGTATTTTCAGTAACTCTTGGTACATTAACACTATCACCTGCTTCAGATACCATAAAACTAATATCATTTACTAAATTTGCAAATACAAATGATTTTTTGATGTAGTTTTCAACACCATTTGCCCACATTGATGGTACAAAAGCATCTGCATCGGCAGTAGCTGTTCCTACACCTGTAATATTTGTTGCCATTTATATAACCTCCAAATTTTATTTTATTTAACTTTTATTTTTAAAAAATTCAGTTATATCTGACCAATTTTCTCGTTTTTCATCTGCTGTCATTTTATTAATTATAGATTCAGTTAAAGGTTTACTTCTAACTGCACCTAATGTTTGACCAGGGTTTGAAATTGGATTAGTAGACATTAATGAATTTTTTTCTTCTTTTATAAACTTTAAGGTTTCAAGATCCTTTGTTAAAAGCATCTCCCTTTTCTTTTCATCACTTGTTAAAGAGTTTACTATGTCCATTTTAACAGAATTTTTAAGATCCCTTAATGCATTTAATTCTACATCATCTTTTTCTTTTTGGGATTTTAATTCTACTATAACTTCTTGTAGCTTACCTTCTTCTTCAAGTTTTTTAGTTCTTCTTTTTTCTTCAGCTGCTTTATATGAAGCTAATTCATCCCTTAACTCATTTCTTTGAGATTTATACTTCATAAGTTCTTGCAATAAACCATCATCTGAACTAGGACTTTGGTCATTCTTTGCCACAGTATCTTGGGCTTCTTGAGTCGGAACTGACTTCGTTTCTTCGGACATTTTCTCTCCTTTTATTAAAATTTATTAGAAATAAATTATAATAATTTATAAATTAAACCACTATTAAAACAAAATATTTGTTAATAACTTGTGGATAACTTAAAACAATATAAACAGCAATGGTTTGATTTTGTAGAATACAATCCACACCCTGGGCAAATGCTCCTACACAATCCACCGAAGGGCGAATACCATTATGAGCATAATCCTAGTGGTGCTAGGTTTATTGTAGGCTGTTGTGGTAGAAGATTTGGAAAATCTTATTCTGCTGCAAGAGAAGCTGAAGTTGTTGTCACACAACCTAATAAAGTAGTTTGGATAGTAGCACCTAGTTATAACACATCAGAAAAAATATTTAGAATAGTATATGATGAATTAGTCGTGAAAAAAGGTTACAAGCCATCTCATTATTCCCATAAAGAGCAGATCTTGAAGTTTGATTGGGCAGGAGGTCAATCTATTGTATGTGGAAAAAGTGCAGAACACCCATCTGGACTAATAGGAGAGGGTTGTGATTTAGTTATTCTTGATGAAGCAAGTAAAATACCAAATTTAAAGAGAATCTGGGAAATGTATGTACGACCCACCCTTTCAGATAAGAAGGGTAGAGCCATTTTTATCTCTACCCCTGATGGTTATGGAACTTTTTACGAACTTTATTTAAGAGGTAAAACAGAACCAGGATGGTATTCTTTTAATTCACCTTCTTGGCATAATACTTTTGCTTTTCCAAATGGTGAAGATGATCCTGACTTACAAGAAGCTAGGCAAACATTATCTAGAGAGGTATATGAGCAGGAATATAAAGCTGAATTTACTTCATTGTCAGGTAGGATATATGGAGACTTTACAAGACATGATAACGTAGGTGAGTACAATTATATACATGGTTTGCCTGTATATTTAAGTATTGATTTCGGATACAGGATGCCCTGTGCTTTATTTTTTCAAGTAGTTAAAGGAGCAGACGGACTAGAACATATTTACTTAATAGATGAGATAACTCATAAAACTAATATGAGAACTTTAGATTTGGTAAATGCAATTAAAGCAAAAAATTATAGATTAGTTAGGGTATTTGGAGATCCTGCAGGTTACCAAGTACAAGCATCAGTAGGTATGGGCGAAGCTGAAATATTTTATCAAATGACAGGTCACAGAGTATATTCTGTTAGAGATAAGGCAAGTGTCAATATAAATTCAGGTATATCTCATGTTAGAAACTTTATTTTATCTGCAAATGGAACTAGAAGATTTCATGTTAATGAAAATTGCCCTGGAATTATAGAAGATATTGAGTCTTATAGGTATCCAGAAACAAAAGATGGAAAAGAATTAAAGGAAGCACCACTTAAAGATGGTATAAGTGATCATGGGTGTGATGCTTTAAGGTATTTTTTTATAAACAGATTTCCAATTAAAAATTCTAAAATAAGGACACATAAACGATGATGTATGATTTACAAGAATATGCAAATTCTATGATTAAAAACTCTATAAAAAATTTAAAATATGATACATTAAAGGATCGATTTAAATTTATTGATAAATTATTAGATTATTACCAAGGAGATAATACTGCTCAATATATAACCGATAAATTTAAAGCATCTGCTTTTAAAGAAGTTCCTATTACATCTTATAATGTTACTAAAAGAATGATAGATAGAATGTCAAGAATATATACTCTTGGAGCATCTAGGACATTAGAAGAAAAAAATGAAGAATATGCATCATTAACAAGATTTAAAGATTTTAAAATAAAACATATAGAAAAAATGACTCGTTTAGTCGGAACAATAGCTGTGCAAGTTACATGGAAAGAAAATAGTAATGGTATGCAAAATTTTGATTATACACCTTTTTATAAATTTGACGTAATAACTAATCCAAATAATCCCTTAGAAGCTATTTCTATATCGTATCCTATGTTATTGCCATATGATGATGCTACACAATCACCAGATCAAATGTACTGTTATTGGGATAGTGAAGTTAAAAGAATTTATGATAATGACATGAACGTGATTAGCGAAGAACCTCATAATTATGGTCGTTTGCCTTTCGTTTTTTTACATAAGGATCATCAAATAGATAATTTTTTCTGTTATCCTGCCCACGATATTATATCTGTTAACGAAATGGTAAATATTTTATTTACAGAAATGAATTTAGGGATGAGATTTCAAATGTTTGGTCAATATGTTGCTACAGGATTATATTCTGATGAAAACATACAAAGAGCAGGTTCTGATGAAATTATTGTAATGCCTGAAGGAACTGATTTATCAATATTGTCACCTAGTGTTAACATATCTGATGCACTTAAATTAGCTAGAGCAATGTTAGAACTAGTGGCACAAAACAATCATTTACAAATAAGTTTTTCTGAAACTAATAAAGATCGTCCAAGTTCTGGAATAGCCCTTAAAATTAAAGATTTAGAAAGATTTGAGGATTATCAAGACGATTTAGAGTTATTTGCTCATTACGAAAGAGAAATATATGATTTAGAAAGAACAATTGCCCTAGCAAATGGGTTCAATCTGCCATTCAACTTTGGAGTTGATTTTAATGAACCCGAATATCCAATGAATATTCCTGATGAAATTTCTTGGAATACATGGTTATTGGACAATAATCTTACTACTAGGGCAAAATTATTGCAAAAATATAACAAAGATTTATCTGATATACAGGCAGATGCAGAATTAATCGCAAATAGGGAAATCAATGGCAGAGAAGAACAACCAGAAAGACAAGGATCAATATTTGAAAGACTTCGTGCTAGACCTCAAGGATCTGAATGATATAGAATACGAAATTTCACAATTTGACCAAAATTTAAGCATAACTGAAATAAAACAATTTTTTCTTAATGAGTTTGAAATAGCATTTGGTAAGCATTTGCGATTAATTCTGCATC